TTTGGTTTGTTGGTAGTCAGAGGTGACGGCATAGTATTACCCGTCACTTCTGTCTATGACTATGAAAAAAGACATATGCAACAACGACACTGGCTCTTTACCCTCAACAACCCCAGCCTCCTACCCGATGAATACCTCGAAAAAGCGAAAGCTTGGCAGGACTTACGCTACATTATCTTTCAACTTGAACGCGGAGAACAAGGCACCGAACACTACCAAGGCTACGTCATATTTGGAAAACGAAGAACTCTTGCCTCCCTTAAAAAAGAGGAAGCTGGCGCACACTGGGAACCTAGAAAAGGGACATCTGATCAGGCCCGTGCGTATTGCTCCAAGGAAGAGACACGTGTATCAGGGCCCTATGAGTTTGGTGATTATGAAACTGGCCAAGGAACTAGAACAGATCTTAAACAGGCTATTGCTGCACTCAGAGATGGAGGTATTAAACGAGTACGCGAAGAGTACCCAGATACCTATGTTAAGTATAGTAGAGGGCTTCATAATCTTCTATTATCCGATGTTAGACAGCGAGATAGACCTAGAGAGGTTAGCATTCTATACGGTCCACCTGGATGTGGTAAAACAAGGTACTTCTATGATAGAGAACCCGATGGATGCTCAATACCCTGCGACCATGGCTTCTGGTTTGATGGATACGAAGGACAACGAGCAGTGCTATTGGATGACTTCGATGGACGCGCAAGCAAATGGCCACTCAACTCCCTGCTCAGAGTTATCGATAGATATGTATTCCTCGTCCCTATCAAAGGATCATTCGTCGTATGGAACCCAGACAGAATCTACATTACCACTAACATTCACCCCAGACAATGGTATGATTGGTCAACACGAGAACAGCAGTATCCCGCTCTTATTCGAAGATTCACTATGGTCTTCTGGTGGAAACAATCTGGAACAGAATCTACACTTATCCCAAGACCTGATGTGGACAACACCGATGAAGAACTATGGAAACACTTCTGGAATCCCCCTGGACCAAGAGGTGGATATATTAGACCTAATGGACATATGGAAATAGAGAACACTGTAGATCCCTATGACTTTTAAATAAAAATAACTCGGCTTACTTAAAGCTAGCGTAAACTCGGCTTATTTATTGCTTTACTTTCCCCCTGTACTTCCCCCGGAGGGTAGATACGCCTATACTCGACACAAGTTTAATTCCCTGTAGCGAGGGCCCTCCGGTCGAGGAGGGCTTGAGCGTGTATAACGAACACCTCGACACCTCACCCTCTGTGGAAACTCGACACATTGTAAATAAAATGAAAACTTTGTACATTGATTGCTTTATTTAAGATGTTATACTTCTTCTTCCCCAGAAGGTTACATAATATGTAAAAGATACCATATAATCACATAGATGTGAACCTGAAGAGACAAAATTAGACCCGTTAGTTGCGACCAGACCATACTGGAATCCCAACTGTTGAGGAACCGCATTATAATATGGTGCGGAAGTATTGGTTGTGGATGTGTAATTATCGTCAATCGCGACAGATCTATCAGCACCACCGACCTTTACAGTAGAAAGATATAGACCTAGGGATTTAACAGCACCACCATTACTCCAATTATTTAAATTCTTATAAACAGCCCAACGTTGTTCGGGTAGATTAGATATAGATGGTGTAGTAAGTATACCATCACCACCACAGATGAACCCTGTTGCAGCATATGCAGATGCAGGATTATATATGGGAGTAAACCTTATCTTTAACCCGGTAACTCTATAGTTTTGAAATAGAGTAGGATAAACAGTAAAACCAGGACATGCAGTAAATGCAGCCTCGGCTTGAGCTAAATCGTTGAATGCCCCTGTGGTTTGAACGAATGTTCCTCCTGGGACTGCGTATGATCCTCCGTTGGTAAATTTGAATTTGACTTGGACTTTGTCTCCAAAAGGATTTCTAGCAGGATATCTGCGTCGCTGTATCCTTTGCATTCCTCGTCCACTTCGCTTGAAAGACTTTCGTCCATACTTTCGTACGAATCTTCTTCCGTATCGAGATCTACGTCGCTTAAGTGCTCCGTACTTTCTGTTAGTTCGTCTATAAATCCTGGCCATGACATTAATAAAAATGAGCGTTATATTTAAAAAATGTATGGTATAGATCCGTTAAAACTCCGGGCAATTTGGTTTGTTGGTAGTCAGAGGTGACGGCATAGTATTACCCGTCACTTCTGTCTATGACTATGAAAAAAGACATATGCAACAACGACACTGGCTCTTTACCCTCAACAACCCCAGCCTCC